ATCAAATTTAGCAAATATTGACCGGACATCGCCTTTGTCTGGGTAAAAGAGGCCAACTGATCCTGGCTCGTCTATTTTGTAACCACGAAAGCCCAATTTTTTTATAGCATCTTGAATGTAATCAATTTCTAATATATATGAATCACCTGTTAATATCCCAATTCGGTCTTCAGGCGATAAACCTATTTGCTTGTCAAGTTTAGCTATGTGCTCTTTATTTTTATAATCAAATAGATCTTTTGTTTTAATTTTAACTGGATATGTTGTTATTTCAGACCAATATGAGTCTGGGTCTTGTTCTTTCCAAAAGTTAGCCACCTCATTTGCATAATCTTTATCTTTAGTAAAATATGTTGCACCAAGTCCTGGATGGTCAGGATCCAATGCGGAAGGATCATAATGAGGATCAAATTTATCACCTTCAAGTCTCCCATGGGGAGTTGTGTGGTAATAAGTTTCAGGGTTAAATGTCCTTTTATATAAATCTGTCAAGGCATCAAGAGCACCAGTTACTATTTTGCTTTTGCCAGCCATCAGCCTTGCCCACCTGCTATCTCGTCAGCGAGAACCTCTAGAACCTCAGAAAAAGATTTATCAAGCTCCTTTGCTGCTTGGGCAAATTTGCGTGGAGAGATATCCTTGGTCTTCAGCCCACGACGCTCAAGAAATTTCTTGGCAGCGCGAATCTCTGCAGCGGCAACTTGTTTTATCTTAGCTCTGGCCACTATTTTTTCATCTTTGAAGGTTCTGATGTTGATGTTACTGTTTTATATACAGCCTTTATGCCACCCTCTGGCTTTATAATATCAGGAATTGCTGCGTCAATAAAAAATCTGGCTTGTGCATCTACCAGGCCAGAATCATAAAGGGACTCAACCATAGATCTTGCCACTGGATCTTTAGGGATTGCTCCTTTTTCAACAAACTTAATCATTTCGTCAAGAAACTCATCACCAAAATCTTCAAGTCTTGGTGCTGCAGAACCAGGAGCATCGAAAAGATCATCATAAGCTGCACTAACAGCTGCTTTACTTTCTACAAGAGCGTACGGATCTACAATTTGGTGAACGTCAATGGTCTCAGGATTTTGAATAGCATCCTCGACCATTGCTTGTTTAACTTTTGGCATTGTAAAAAGATCAGCCAGACTTTCCAATGCACCACGAACTATTTTACTTTTACCAGCCATTAAAAATCTCCATTAAAAAGTTCCTTAATCATCTTTACTTTTACCAGCCGCTATCTACTCCAAACCCCATGCCTTCATCGGCGGCATCATCCGCTGCGCCCTGACCCCAACCATATCCCAGACCCTCCTGAGACAGATCATAACCCTTGCCGTATCCGAGATCAGTAGCCTCGGCATCAGTTCTTGCCTGATCCGCAAGCTGTTGCGCTTGAGCCTGTGTCATACCGGGTGGTTGTCCTGCTGCGTTCCAGGAGTTTATCTGCTCATCAGTCCAGGCTCCTTCAGGGTCAAATGAGAACTCGTTAGAATTTATATCCACTCCAAGAACATCTTCAGCATCTTCAATAGATTCACTAGGATCTGGATCACTCCGGTTCCAGCCATATGAGGTCGGCCACATCACCTGCTCGTTTGGTGGGGCACCAACTATAGCATTCCAACCCGTCTTTAGCGGTCCTTTTCCCAGCTGGCCGGCTACGGCTGCCTGCAAACCACGATTGTAGGCATCGTAGGCAAATTCTCCTGCTTTCGCAGCAGACGAAACTGCACCTATAGCTGGAGCACCTAACACAGATGCCACATCCATCGCTACGCCAGCTACTGATTCAGCGTCCGGCCAGCCTAGAGAATAGCCAAGTGCTGAGAATGCTGATTCTATTGCATCCCCTGCTGAAATTCCTTTCCCTTGCTGACCGCTTGTCTCCTGGCCTTCACCATATCCCTCCCAACCAAATTGCCCTGTGACCGAGCCGAGACCATAGTCATCAGTTATATCTCCGAGTGCACCATTTTTAGCCATCAGTCAATATCAACCTCTTCAATTTCTGTTACCTTCCCCAATTGCTCTTTTAACTCCTGAGCTCTTTTTGTAAAAAGATAAATCACATCCTCAAAAGCTGGTTGATCTTTTTTACTTTCTATCCACTTTTCAATTCCTGCAATGTTTTCTCTTAATTGAGGAGCAGACATTATATCTTGAGTAGGACCAGCATGATCCTGATAAGTAATATCATAAAGATCTTTTTGCTGCTTCCAAGACTTCCGCATTAACTTTGGATCAATTATAAATTCCCTGATTATAGGATTCAAATCATAAAGAGCTTCCAATGCCCCACGAACTATTTTACTTTTTCCGGCCACGTTTCTTACCTTTGTATCCAGAAGCATAAATTGCACGAGCTTGACGCTGGGCACCAGCTTTGGTTTTGTAAACTTTGCCGGAATTGCCCCATTTATAACCACCCTTGACTTTGCGAACTGGCATCAGCGCTTTCTCTTGGTTCCCTTTTTCTTGGTTCCCTTTTTCTTTCCACCTTTCTTTGGTGGTCTGCCACGTTTGCTTCCGTAAGTTCCAGGGCCATAAGGCATCAACGACCTCCTAATATCTTATCCATGATTCCATGGGCATTTCCATTGTGGAGCTTGATGACTTTGACTTTCATTTCACCATCATCAAACTCTTCCTCATAATCACCATCTTTCTGGCCATCACCCATAAGACCTTCAGATTCAAGATAGGATTGGTGGCAGAGCATCAGGAATTTTTCAAGTTGCTCATCATCCAGAGGAACATCATCAGCCGAGAAACCCATTTTGGCCTCAAACATTCCTTTCATATCAACAGCATTTTCAGCCATCACCTTTTGCCCTTTTCTTTCATAAACATTCCTGCGGCAACTGTTACTGCAGCAATGAGAAGGAATATTGGTGCTCCAGTGGGAACAACAATCGACAAAAGAATTGCGCCAACACCAACAGAAATCCAGGTTGTTGGCTCAACTATTCTACTTTTAATCCAGTCCATAACATTCTCCATTTTATTGACCTCTTGATTTTCGCCCAATGTTTAAAAGAAATCCTGAAGGATCACCATACATATAACCGAGACCCTGATCCTGAGCAGCCCTCTCACCCATCAATGTTTGAAAATATGCATTAGATGAAGGGTCAGTTGGTGGAACAGCCAACGCTTCCATATTCCTACGATTCTGCTCCTCTGCAGCAATGGCAGTGTCAATTTCACCTCTGCTAGCTCCAGGATTAAGAGGTGATGCCCCAATGTTTTCCATCGGTCCTCTTGTTGCTCCTGTCAATGGGTCAACACTTGAACCATAAAGATCCTGATTGGCAGACTCTGCCCCAGATATAGCATCTTGATATGCTTGCACTTCGGCATCACTTGTTGATCCGCTGCCAATTGCATCTAATGGTGCGCCCGACTCCATTATATCTTTGTATGTGTCAAACTTTTGATCTGTTGTTGAGCCTGAGCCAAATGTCGGCATCTCCTTATTAATTTGATCCATGTATACACTAAATGCTTCAAGCTCTGATGCGTCCATTGCATTGATGATGTTGCTGTATGCCTCAAGATTCAAGTCTGAAACTGTACCTGAACCAACTTGTCTTTCGATAGCTGCTAGTGCACGGAGACGCTTTGCTTGTAAATTTGCCGCTGCCTCTTGGTCAGCCACCATAACTGGATTTACCATTATAAAATTTCCTCCTCTTGTGCTGCCTTAATATTCTCGCGTTGAATTTCTGCGGAAACCTTTGCCTCTTCGCGCTGTATGTCTGCAGAGGCTTTCTGTTGTGCTATTTGCAGCTCTGCTTGCAGCTTGGCAATTTTGCCCTCTAGATCAGCTTGCATCTTCATCATTTGCGCTTCAAGGTTCTGCTGTGCCTTGGCTTGATCAATAGCCATATCAGATTGTGCCTTGGCCTGAGATGACTGGATCTCTGCTTCGGTACGAACTTTAAGAGCTTGGGCTTCAAGTTCAGCGAGCTGCCGGGCAAACTCAAGTGGGTTCTGTTGACCTTGCTGCTGCTGGGCCATGTCGGTGATGCCCTTGATTGGTGCCATCTGTGGCGACTCTTGAACAACTTGTGCAGCTCGCTCGGCAATCGCATTATCAAGCTCTGGAGGAACATCTTCAAACTTAAATTTAGGATCTCGAATGTCCGGCAATGGGGGCATCTGAACTCCTGACATCCCAACAGCTTTCTGCATTCGCAGTCTATACAGGAAGGCAATGTGCTCTGCAATGTGCGCAATCAATACTGGTTGAAGTTGAGCCGCTCCTGGATTGCCGCCAAGTGTTGGGTCTTGAATAAATTGAAGATGAACAGCGATGTGCGAGTCGTGATCCTGATCAACAAATGCCTTGATTGGCTTGCCAAGCAATATTGCCATATTCTCATCAACAGGATCAAGTCTTGCAGCCTCCACTGGCTCAATAAGAATGTCCTCAATATTGTGTATTCGTATTGCCTCATACATTCTTTTATAGGCTTCGTACATGTCGTGAAGCTGCGGAGCACTTTGAGCCATCTGAAGAACAGCTTGCGCTTGGGCAATGCGCTGGGTTGAACTAAATATGTTCGGATCAGAAACAGGGATTATGTCAATGCGGTCGTCAAAATCTTCCCTGCGAATAATTTGAGCTGCACCTGTGCTGGCAAAGTTTAACTCGTCATCAAGATGCATCCCATTGAGATCCGACATAAGCCGGAACTCTTTGCCTTGCGAAACGTGCAATCTTTTGTGAACTGCGCTGAAAATCTTTGATCCTTGCTCAATCAACGCAATTGTTGTGCCAACTGGCGCATTGTTATTGGCCTCGCCAACATTCAAATCAGCAATGGCAGCAAATCTCTGGCCAGCATCAACAATAAAACCAAGAAGCTGGAAAAGTGTTCCTGATGGCTCCTTGAAAGGCAAAGGCATGACTGCCTTCTTGACGTCATCAACTGTCGCGTCAAGATCAAGGAACTCTCCGGGGGCAATCTCCATCTCTCCACCGGGAACTCTGCCCTTGAGCTTAAAACCGCCTTGCATATTGGAGAATGCTGCCGAATCAAGCAACGCTCTCAATGAACCTGTGGCAACTTTTCCTAAACCACCAATCATGTGGTAAAGGCCAAAGCCATAAAATCCTAATCCGGGAAGGAACTTATATTCAACAAACCACTCACGCTTTTCACGCTTTTCATCATCTTCTTTCCAGTTTCTCCGAATGGAGACTATTTTCTCTCCTGTTTGATCAATGGTTATGACATAAGGCGATGCAACAGCGTCTGGATCATTAGGATCAGCCCCATCAATATCATCAAAAGAATAATATGTGTGTACCTCCAACAAAACAACTGTGCCATCATCACGCTCTGCATCATAAGCAGATATGCCCTCAATTTCTTCAACAGTTGTTGAATTCTCAAGTTCACCGGACGAATTGTTCTCGCCCAGCGGCTCATAATAGCCAGTCTGAACAAATCTATTATAATCATTGCGTGAAAGTTTAATGACCTGTGTGTATCTTGGTGATGTTTTTAGATCAGTGCTGTCTGGCGAAACAACAAAATCTTCTGCTTGAACGAATCTTGCTGTGAGCCTCTCCAATGAAGGGTCATACCAAATCTTCTTAAAGGTCTGGCCAACGAGAGGAAGGTGGAAAAGCATCTTATCAAGATCAGGAAAGAATTCAGTCATTTCCTCAGTGATCTGATAATTCATATAATCAGAAACTCTGGTGGCCTGTTCTTCAAGCTCATCAGTTGATTCACCAATGATTATGCTTTTCACTGGCCCGGTTGCTGGATAAAGCTCACCAATAGCTCTTGCTTGAAATTGAGTTGCAGCTTCAGCTATCAGAGGATGAACAACTTGACTCAGGCCACGAACAGCTCTGTCCTCGTCATCATCAACAAGATTGCCATCAATGTCTAAGGTTTTGAGACCTTCTTTATATCGCTCTTCCCACTCTGACCTTCCTGCCCTGTCACTCTCATAATAACTAATGAGCTCAGAAGCTGTGCTATTTAGAACTCGCTCATCAAGCTGCTCTACAATATTTTCGTCAAAATTTCCTTCTTCAGAATCTTCAATTGGCTCCTGTGCACCAACCAGAACATCTCCATCAGGCAACTCCTCAACATCTAAGGAATCTCCTGCCACTCCTGAAGAAAAGGGAATAACTGCAAGTGGGTCTCTGCTAGCCATATAAAGCCACCTTCTGCTTTCCTGGTTCCAATTCATCCTCCCAATCTTCAGAATGCCTCAGGAACCAACCTTTACGAAGTCTTAACCAAGCCTGTGTACAAGTATCAACTATGTCGTCATTCTCCCCTGCGGGAAAGGCTGCACAAATACTAATTAAATCTTTAGCCCATTTCCTGTCTGATGGAAACCAGATTCTTCCATCTTCTAGCAAAGCTGATGCTGCATGGGCACGTGCTTCTTTGTCTCTATCAGGCATATACTCAAGAACAGGAATGCCAGCCATGCGCAAATCTTGTATCAAACTTTGGCCGCTAGCTTTTTTCTCAATCAACACTGCATCCGGCTCATAAGCTGCATAGGCATCCTGTGCCTCTCTCCTGAGATCAGGATAACTAACTCGGTCATACCAGCAATCAATAACAATTGCATTCCAGGCGTTGTCCTTATTGAAAACACCCCAAGTTGTGCGTGCAGAATAGCTTGTTCTCTCTTTTGTTGAATAGGCAGTGTCCCAAGACTGAATAACATAATCAACATCTGGCAATTTCTCAGACTCCCAAGAACGCCACCACTTGCTCTTAAGGATTGTGCCACCACGAGGCATTGGGCGCTGCTGCAATTGACCAGCGGCTGCATACTCACCAAGAGATGTCTCGAGGCTTGACAAGGTTCGTTCATCAATTCGATCTGGCCACAACAGTTCACCACGCTCAGACCTTGGATCAATATCGTGAGCACTACCTGTAACAATTGATGGGTGATCAGGCTCATAGCGTGCTGGCAAACACAGGTGCTCCCAATCTCCTTCAAGATCATTAGCAAGAATGTGACCTGTCAAATCAGCCTCGTGAACTCGCTGCATAATTATGACGAATGAACCTGTTTTTGGATCATTAAGGCGAGTCTGCATAGCCTGATCCCACCATTCAAGCACACCCTCACGAACGGTTGAGCTCTCTGCCTCACGAACATTGTGTGGGTCGTCAATCACAATTATGTCGCCACCTTCACCAGTCAGAGCACCATCAACCGAGGTTGCAATGCGATAGCCAGTTTTATCGTTATCAAACCGTTGTTTCTGGTTCTGGTCAGACGTCAAGGAGAACTGCTCACCAAAGTGGTTCTTATACCAAGGAGAATCAAGCAATCTTCTACATTTAACAGAATCACGAATTGAAAGAGAGCTTGCATAAGAAGCGAATAAAAACCGCTTTGCAGGATCAAATGTCCAGAGCCAAGCTGGAAGAGCAACTGCACAGGTTATGCTTTTCATATGGCGTGGAGGAATATTAATAATTAAGCGACGAACATCACCCTTGGCAACTGCTTCAAGGTATTCGCAGATCGCATCAATGTGCCAGTTGTCGTAAAATTTACGTCCTGGCTCTATTATCTTCCAAGATTCCTGAATGAATTGCTTCAGTGACCTCCGCATTTTCTCCGCTCTCACTTCGGTCAACGATAGCGTGTTCAAGAACTCGTTCAATTGTGGTGAGGTCATTATCACTCAATGCGCTGATATCAATAACTTTGCGCTCTTCTATGGTTTGATTTATTTCAACAGCTTTTAAATCAGGAACACATTTTGCCAACAAGGTTTTGGCTGCCATGATCCTAAGCTCCGGGTCGGCAGATATTTTACCGATGTGTTGCACACTTCCTTCTTCATCTTGCGCGTAAACAGGGAACATCTCTTTGCCCGACATCACAGAAGCCAGAAAGCCAGCTGGGTCTGCTTGGCCCATGATCCAATTCTGCAAAGCACGGTGGTTCCACTTGTATGGTCCTTTTCTTCCGGGCTGTTGTGTTTTCAACGGCTCAACAGAAGAGAACCTGCCATCAAAGTTCACACTCTCACTAGCCTTGCCATCCCACTTCAAATGAGAGTTGCGAGGACTATCATCTATTGGCCTTTGAACCTGAACTTTAGGCTCTGGTTTTTTGCGTGGACGACCACGTTTCTTTTTAGCAGTTTCTGACAAGGTTATTCTCGCTGCAAATTATTGTCTAACAATGGGTCCTCGCCAATAAGGTTATCTTGAAAAGAGACAAAAAGAAAGCCCGGAATTAACCGGGCTTAGTTTCAGGGAGGCTTGCTGCGTCATGAAATAGCATTAAGCAGCATTGTTATACGCCAAATTCAACTCTGGAGCAACAACAGATTTTTGTTTCTTCTCCATCCAGTCAATCGCCTCCTGCGATTTGCTCGCAGCTGTGAAGATGAATTGCTTATCATTACGCAGAGCTTTCAACCAGCTCTTTATATAAGCAACATGATCATCACGCATTTCAGAGCTTACTTGCAACTTTTCGCAAAGCATCGCAGCACCAATTTCAGCAACCAGCTCTTCAGCTGCATAACTTTTCATATTCCTATTGCAACGATCCTTGTGCATCGTAGCATGAATGCTCTCATGAGCCAGCGTAGAATAATATGCCTCAGTGGCTGAAGAAGTCTTGGTAGCATAAAAATCTTCAAAACGAGGCATGCAGATCTTATCTTCAGAAGGAATGTAACAGGCACGACCAGAAACAATCTGTGTTTCAATGTGAAGGTCGCCAAAGAAATCATCAAGCGAAACATTCCTGCATGCCTCGCTCTGCTTTTCAACAACAGGTGGCTCCCAGTCTGTTTTAACCTGCTCATAATTAAGGACGTTGTAGTATTTTGCAAAGGAAGCTGTTCTCTCCTCACCATCTTCATCTTCATACTTTTTAATATTCCAGAAAACAATCTTGGTGCACTTTGAGCCAGAGATATCTGCCCCAGCTGCAATCCACTGCTTGGGGGTTCCCCAGTAAGGAGAAGAATAACCAGCCATGGCCAGCAACAAAACATTTATGCCACGATACTTATGACCACTCTTAAAATTCTGTGTGCCGAAAGTTTTGAATGGCATTTCGAATTCACCAACCGTCTCAAACCGGGTTATGATCCGGTTGACTACATCCTGTTTGACATCAAATTTCTTCATTTCATTTCCTTTCTCAGCTTCAATTTTGTTATTATCTCTTATTATTAGGACTAAGTAAACAAAAAAGATGCCGATAACCAGCACTTTTTTCCGACCCATTTTGACTCTGGCATCGCAATCAAACTATTGATATCATTGATTAAAACAACGATGAGATGCCGGATGCCGCAAAATCCCGATTTTTTCGATCATTATTTTTTCCTGAGATTCTCCTATATAACGCTTTACTTCGGGTCGTTTTTGGTTCATTGTAAAATTGTGAAAGATTACGCTTGACGTTTCAAGCCGGCAAGCGCATACTAATCACATCGCTGAGAAAGGATTAACCAGTGCAAACTTTTTTACCATTGCCCTCCATGGGGCAATCCATCAGGTGTCTTGACAGCAAGCGTCTAGGCAAACAGCGCGTTGAAGCCATGCAGATACTGAAGGCTCTCAACGGTGATTATAATAAAACAGGTGCATGGGTCAATCACCCAGCTACAAAAATGTGGCGTGGTTATGAAGCTGCATTGACCTTTTATAAGGATCTGTGCATTGAGGAGTGGATTCGTCGTGGCTTCAACAACACGATGGATTATAGAAAAGAGCACACCGCAAAGATGCCACCATGGTTCGGCGACACTAAATTTCATGCCAGCCATCGCTCAAACCTGATGCGCAAAGACGCAGACTTTTATTCACAATTTAACTGGGAGGAGCCAGACGACCTACCATACGTCTGGCCAAATTCATCATGAGCACAGTGTATGTGATTCAAAGACCAAGAGAAAATAAATTTGGCTGGACGCCAGACCTAACAGACGCTTCAAGGTATGGCTCGCTGGAGATTGTTTTTGAAGTTAATGACAGGCCACAATTTCTCCCAGGACCAATGGTCCACAAGGCGAGGAGAATAATGAAGGATTTCGGACCAGATGATTATTTGCTCTGGCCGGGAGGAGGGGATCCCATAGCAGTTGCAATTTGTTCAATAATAGCTGCCGAAGGATCGCCAACAGTTCGCTTCTTGCGCTGGGAGCGTAATCGAGATGAGGGTGTGCGGGATAGGCGCAAAGGATGGTATATGCCCGTGGCCCTCGAATTAAAGGAGGATTGGATAGATCTTGGAAATCAACCTGCTTGAGGACGTGGCACCTGCGTCCAATGAACTAGGTGCAATCGCCGAAGCTGCCCAACGGGCACAGCAACTCAGAGATGAGATTGATGAGCTCACGCAGCAGTTGAAGGAGAAAGAGCAGAAGTTAAAATCTCTAACAGAACAAGAGATGCCTGACCTAATGCATGAGCTGAATGTTAAGGACTTCACTTTAACAGACGGTTCAAAAGTTGGACTTGTTGACATTGTTTCTGCTTCCATACCTTCGGCTGGTGCAATTGAGCGAGCCAAAGGCGACAACAAGGAGGAACTCTATGAGCGGCAACAACAGTGCTTTGATTGGTTGCGGTCGCACGGTGGAGGCGAACTCATTAAATCAAACGTCGAAGT